ATAATCTGCTGGTGTCCAACACCACTGCTCCGCGATGTCACGGCCAGTGCGATCGACGTCTCCTTTGCGGCCATGCGCTTTATCGCGCTGGCCGATGGCACGGCCGCGCGATTGATATTCTCTGGCACCGCGACCTTCGACCAGTCGCAGGACGCGATCCTGTACCGCCGCGATCTGATCTACACGGTCGAGTATGCCACCACGGTCACCGCTCTGCTGCCGTCGATGTTGTTTGGCAGTCTTGATCTGAACGAAGCGAACTTTATCGAATAACTGGAGACGTAATGAATATTCATCTGGTGGTGGTGAAGCCGTTCGCCGGCCTCGCCAGGGGCGACGTCGTGACCGATGAGGTGCGTGTTTCCCAGATCTTGCGCAGCGAGCAGGCGGCCCACGTCGTGCGCGTCGTCGCGTCATCGCAAAAGGAGGGCTGAGCAATGCCCATAGTCCAGCAGGGAAGTATCAACACCACCGCGCTCGTGGTTCCTGATCTCTATGTGCAGATCGTGCCGCCGCAGAACCTCGTTCTCAACGGCGTGCCGACCAATGTCGTCGGTGTCGTCGGCACCGCACCCTGGGGGCCAGTCGGGCAGCCTGTCATTGTCGCCACGATGACCGATTACGCCCAGACGTTCGGCCCGATAATCGCGCGCAAATACGATATGGGCACGCAGGTCGCGACAGCCGTGCAGCAGGGTGCGCAGAATTTTCGCTGTGTCCGGGTGACCGACGGCACCGACACGGCGGCCCAGGTTGCCGTAACCAACACCACCTTCATCTTCACAGCCCTTTATACGGGGTCGCTGGGCAACCAGGTCGTATTGACCATGGGAAGCGGCTCGCAGGGTGGTACGTGGCGCCTGACTGTGGCACTTCCGGGGATTGCTCCCGAAGTGTACGACAATATTGCCGGCACGGGAGCGGGGTTCTGGACCGCGCTCGCCGCTGCTGTGAACCAGGGCCAGGGTCTGCTCCGTGGTCCGTCCCAACTGATTATCGCAAGCGCCAACGGCACCACTGCCGCGCCAGCGGCATTCACACTGACGCTCGGCACCGGCGGCGGGGCCACCGCTGGCACCGATGGCGCGACCAGCATCACCGCGGCGACGCTGATAGGGTCGGATATCCTGCCGCGGCACGGTATGTATGCCCTCCGTGGCCAGGGTTGCGGCATAGCGCTTCTGGCCGATGCGGACGATCCGACACAATACACCACGCAAGCCGGCTTCGGTTTGCAGGAAGGCGTCTACATGATGCTCACCGGCCCGGCCGGCGACACCATCACGAATGCCGTCGCGCTGAAGCAGCAGGTGGGCCTGGACTCCTATGCGGCGAAACTGATGTTCGGCGACTGGCTGTGGTGGTCGGATCAGGTCAACGCCACAACACGGCTTGTGTCGCCGCAAGGATTCGCGGCAGGTCGTCTCGCCAACCTTTCGCCTGAACAGTCGAGCCTTAACAAGCAGCTCTACGGCGTCATAGGCAGCCAAAAATCCGGTTTGCCCGGCTCCGGCCAGACCACCAGCTATTCGTCGGCGGATCTCTCCGCGCTGCTCAGCGCGGGCATCGACGTCATTGCCAATCCACAGCCAGGCGGCAGCTACTGGGGTGTGCGCGGCGGTCACAACTCGTCGTCGAACGCTGCCATAGACGGCGACAATTACACCCGGCTGACGAACTACGTCGCTGCGACGCTTGCGGCGGGAATGGGTCAGTATGTAGGCATGGTGATCAACGCCAACCTGTTTCAGCAGATCCGGGCAACGCAGCTCAGCTTCCTGCAGAACATGTTGGGCCAGGGTCTGCTCGGTAGCACCGATGGCTCGCAGCCGTTTAGCGTCGTGTGCGACACATCCAATAATCCGCCTGCGCGCACTGGCCTGGGTTACGTGCAGTCTGACGCTCAAGTGCAATACCAGGCGATCAACGAGAAGTTCATCGTCAACATCGAGGGCGGTCAGACCGTACAGGTTTCGGTCCAGACATTGCCAAGCGGCCAATCGTCGTAAGGAGATCGTACAATGGCATTGAACAATTTCTCCGTCGGCCGCGATACCCAGCTGGTCGTGATCGGTTCGTCCGGCCGTATCGATCTGTCCCATGTCACCGGCTTCGAGGCGCGGCAGCTCACGCAATCCGTACGGGTCGATCGGCTGGACGGCAAGCAGATGGGAACCGAATTGCCGAAGGGTTGGGAAGGCAGCTTCGATATCGAGCGAGGCAATTCGGCGGCAGACGACTTCATCTCGGCAGCGGAGCAGGCGTATTACAGCGGCAGTCAACCCGCTCTCGGCACGATGTACCAATACATAACGGAACCTGACGGCTCGACGTCGACATACCAGTACGACAGCGTCACCTTCCGGCTTTCCAGCGCAGGTCAATGGAAAGGTGATGCCAGCGTCAAGCAGAAACTGGATTTCTTTGCCTCCAGACGACTTCGGATTTGACGGAGGATAATCGGTGGGACCAGCATCGGGAATCGTCGCGGCGGCGGCGGCAGAAAATGTCGCAACGACCGCCGATGGAACGCGGCTGACATTGCGGCGGCTGAACGCGCTGGACAAGCTGCGTCTTTTCAAGGCAGCGGGACCTCTGCTTTCGCAAAATGAGCCATGGCTGGGGATGGCGCTGCTGGCATCCTCGGTCGTTGCGATCGACGATGTCCCAGTACCGCTCCCTGCGACCGAACAGCAGATCGAGGCTATGGTAGCACGGCTGGGCGATACCGGAATCGCGGCGGTCGCTGCCGCAATGCAGCCGGACCCAACCTCACAGCCTGCCGATCTGGCGGCCAGCGCGGGAAACTGAGCAGGCACCCCGACCTGACCGATTGCCTATTCCTGGTCAGGAACGGGGTGCCCTTCGACGTTGCCTTCAATCTGCCCGACGACGAGCGGCTGGCCTATGTGGTCGTGCTCGGCACGTTGGCCGGCCACGTCTTCGATTGGCAGGCTATGCGATGGAAGGAACAGGCATGACGCTCATACGGGGCTTGCGTCAGGCCCAGGAGCGCCTGGCTCGCATCGACATCTCACAGCCAATTACCCAGGGCCTTGCCTCGGCCGCGCAGGATCTTGATTCGAAGGTCGTAGAAGTTCTATCGCAGCCGCCAGGCCAGGACCACAGCGTGCCTTGGCTGCGCACGGGTGCTTTGCGCGCCTCCATCGGTCACGATATCGCTGCGACAGTCGCCATTGTCGGCTCGTCGAGCGACGTGGCAGTTGACCAGGAGCTGGGCACACGAACAGTCCCGCCTCGCCCGTTCCTGGCGCCTACGGCCGCTGCCGCGGCCGACGACATCGCGACCGCGATCGCCGCGACGCTCACGCACTATCTGGCGGGTCGTTGACATGATCGATGCTTACACGATTGGGATCACGCTCGCGCTGGAGGATGGCGTCTCCGAGGGTATCGCCGCGATCAGGCGCGACCTGGCGGCGCTCGATGCCGCGGTCGCGGACAGTGCGGCACGATTGCTGATGCTCCGCAAGTTGGCGGCCGGTCTTGCGGTGCCCAAGCCAACGGCTCAGGTCACGCAGACTGCGGCGCTCTTCGCACCGGCGCCAGCTCGCCCGCAGCCCGTCCCTGCACCGGTCGCTACGACTACGGAAGTGTCGACGCCTGCCCCTGGCCCGCCATCAGCGCCAACTGTGCCATCAGCGGCACCAATCACGGTGCCACTGGCCCCCACCGAGGCCGCACCTGTCGCTCCGCAGGCCAGTCCATCGGCACCGGTTGCCACATCGCCCATGGCGCGGCCTGTTGCAGCGCCTCAGGCGCCCTCTCCAAATCCCGCGCTGGCGTCTGCTCCCATGGTGCCGGCTGTACCGCCGGTCCCGATAATTATATCGGCACCGGCTGCGCCGGTAGTCCGGCAGAGCGAGCCGCAGCCAGCGCCACCGTCGCCAACACCACCCAGCGCCGCTCAAGCGCCGGATTTCGCCGCGATGGCACGGTTATTGACCCCCCCCGTTTCGGTGCCTTCCACGGCCCCGTTGCCGCGACGCGACCCGCCGTTGGTCCCATCGGCCCCGCCGGAAAAGCCTCCGTCCATCGCCAGAACGGCGCCAATCGCTACGCCGGCCTCACCGGCGCCAGCGCGCTTGGAACCCTCGGCCCCGCCGCCCGCGGTGCCCCCCCTCTCAAGGCGGCCCACGGCGCCGCCGCCTACGCTGTCGCCACGGCCGGCACCGCGCGAACACGAAGCCCGATCGCGCGCTGCCTTGTTCCCAACCTCCGTGCGGCCGCAACCGAATGCACCGACCGCGCCGCCGCAACTTCCTGCATCTCTCGCCCCAATGCAGGCTTATCCGCGCGGCCCTGGCTCGACGGTAGCCGAGCCGACGCAGCCGATTGCCGCGCTAGGATCAAGTGACGCGCAGCAGGCTGATCGGACACCCGCAGCCGACGTCCACCTTGATGGTACGGTACTGGGGCGCTGGGTCACTCGCTACCTCGAGCGTGAGGTCAATCGGCCGCCGGCAGGCACCACGGGCTTCGACCCGCGTATGACACCGAACTGGTCCGGCGCCCCGATCGGCAATTGATCGATGCGAATACGTCTGACGCCTTGCTGACCTATTCGGAGCAGCACGCAATGGAAAGTACAACCCTGCTTCTTGGTCCTGTCGTCTTTCAGGATTTTGAAGTTCCGTGCGGCATCAACTTCGGCGGCAAACAGCGCCTGGCCGTCCATCGACTGCCAGGCGGAGCGCGGGTGATCGATACGCTCGGC